GCATGGGCATCCAATGCGTGACATCTGTCATGCCGCTGATGTTCCATCTATGTTCTTTCGGCAGATACCGCAGAATCATCAATTTTCCTTCTTTCCATGCATTTTCAGCCATACTCCATGTCCGACAGATTACAAGACACGGATTTTCGTTCTCTGGAAGATGTTCTTCACAGGGAATCCACTTTGCCAGATAACTGTCTGCTCTTTGATTCCATCGCCGAGCAACAGCAATCTGAGTAGTATAAGATGCTGTTCCACAGGTACAGCATTTGCATTCTGCCCTGTACAGTCCGTCCCATGTGGACAAAATTCTTGCCTGACCGCCACAAAATGGACAGCGTTTCAGTCGATATTCAGAATTTTTCTGCATTATTCCGCCTCCTGTTCAGGCGGCTCAGGGAGCGGCAGCCAGTGAGTGACTGTTGTTATTTCATAGTTTTTATGACAATTGAGGTCAGTAGCATTCCATGCGCTGTGCCGCTTGAAATACATCATATTTTCTATCAAGCCTTCTACAAATACAAGATAATCTCCTGATTCTTCCGGCAGTCTTTTATTGACGGAAATCCAGTCAGGTGTACGTTTGTTCCATTCTTTAATTGATTCATATTCAGTGAAATAATATCCGGTTCTTGCAAAACAATAGCTACACTCTACATAATAGAGTTTTTCATTGTTCATTTTTTCCAGTACAAACCAATCTGCCTTTCCGCCGCAAAACGGACAGGGTTTCAGTTCAGTCATCTTTCATTACTCCTTTTATCAGTTCCGGGTTGTCATGGATATTGCCGATGATTTCAAACTGTCGGCTGAACTGATTTTCAAAATCATCGAATGCATGACAGCCGTGATTCCAGCCGAACCATCCCGTTTCATGCCAAACGACAGTCAGACGGGTTTCATTTTCCGGAAACAGGTCATCCAAATGCCCGGAAAGAATATCTCCCTCAAAGATTCTGTTCCCGTTTCTGTCTTTCAGCCCGGTATATTCGCCGAGCGTTTCGGGCTTGATTTCGCAGTTGCAGACTTCCCATGATGGAATGAAACCATCCAGTTTGTTATAATTTACAGATTTTACAAGGTCAATTCTGCCTGTCGGATAGGTATTATGCTCCACTGGAACGGGAACGCCGTAACCCCATTCCTGTTCATAACTTGAATTTTCTTTCGGCTTTCCTCTAAATAAGATTTCTCTGTTCATGATTCTGATTCTCCTTTCAGTTCTGGCAGTTCAGGGAGCGGCAGCCAGTGAGTAACATAATCCTGTCTAATTCTGAAATGCCCATTTTCAGAAATCCATTCTTCAACATTATAGTCATAACTGCCCATATGGATTTCATTATCATAAACAAACAGCACATAGTCTGAACATGACTGCTCTTTATATTTTTCAGGCAGTCTGTCCTTGACGGAAATCCAGCTTTTCGCACTTTCCTTTTCAGGTACATTCTGCTCAATTTCTGTGCTTGTGACCGCAATGACTTCTGATACAGCAATGTAAAGTGGCTGCGTACTTTTCCAACCTTCTATGGAGTAACCGACAAGTGCATTCATAATCTGATTGACTCTTGCGGTCAATTTTTCGCAGGTTATTTCAATCACTGCACCATTACGCATATAAAATTTACATTTAGTCATTTACTTCACTCTCCTTCTGATTTGTGTAATTGTTCCGAAATAGTTGTTTTTTCTCTATCCTGTTCATGGCATCCATCTGCATCTCAGCAGTACAAGATGTGTAAATATCTAATGTAATGTCACAATGTTCATGTCCAAGTATTTCAGCAACGGTTTTCGGGTCAATCCCTGCACCGTTTATCGCTCTGGTAGCAAATCCATGCCGTAGGTCATGAAATCGGACATGCGGAATATTCAGTTTTTCCAATCTTCTATTGAACGCATTTCTGACTGATTCCGGATTTCCAAACTTTTCTGTTCCAGTACAGATATAGCCCGTTCCCTGATGGATTCTCAAGAATTCTGTCAAATGTTCCGGAAGATATACTCTCCGTTTGCTTTTCGGTGTCTTTGGTTCACCGAGTTCGCAGACGGTTCTTTTTTCGTCCGGTATGTAATACCGCTGAACACTATGCTGAATGTAGAAACTATTCGTATTGAAATCAATGTCAGACCACTGCAAAGCACAGACCTCTCCGAGACGAATGCCAGTATGCATCACAATCAGCAGAGCCGAAGAAATCACTTTCATTTCATGAACAAGGTAATCATCAAGCTGATGAAACTGTTCATCAGTCAGAACTGTACATTCTTTCTTGTATTGTTTCGGATAATCCGGACGGATTACAGGCATTTTGATGATGCCTTCCATTTCAGCACAGCGGAAGATGCTTTTCAGAAGTCCTACACAATATTTGATAGACTTTACTGCCATTCCGTTCCGGAGCATGGTGTTTACAAAGCCCTGTACAGTCTTTCCATTCACAGCATTCAGCCTCATATCTCCGAAATAAGGCAGAATTTTACTTTTCAGACAGCGAACATATCTCTGATAGCTGCTGTTCCGCCTATATTCCAGAAATGTTTCCGCATAGTGCTGTACTGTTGGTGTGTCTGGAAGTTCCGGAACAGCAAGCGGCAGACCGTCAGCCGGAAGAATTACCGTATCATTTGGCTGTATTCCGGACTTCATGAATTCCAAATCCAGCATATTCAGACGAATTGTGACTTCTTTGAATTCTGCATAAATCATTATAACACGCCCTTGATTTTCCATTTTCTTCCAAAATGTTGGTGGAACATATTATTCCACCAACATTTTTTTTGTAGAATAGTCAGTCCCGAAATAGGACTGACTTCTTTCATTCGTCTGATTCTTCACCTGTCCACTCTTCATAGAACTTCTCCAGCTCGTCTCTGGCATCAGCTCCGAGCAGCTGCTTTGCCAGACTCAGAAGGTCATCTTTGATACTCACACATGTGCTGCATGTACAATCAGCGATTCCACCAAGCATACTTTCAATCTGGTCATAGACCAAATCAGCCTCATACATAACCTATCACCTCTATTCCACAATATGTTGAAAGATTGTTGAAACTTATCTCAAGGTCTTGTAAATGTCATTCATGATAGCAAGGCTGCTATCACCAGTAATGCATTTCTTCTTCTGTTCGCCGTTCTCAAACGTGATAAGCACAAATTCGTCATAGCCGTCCTGAATATATTCCATGCTTTTGACATTTGTTCTGCCTGCATAGAGATTCATCAGATTTCCAAGCTCCTGAACAAAGTCCGCCTTATCTTCTGCACGCTCTTCTTTGAAACATTCTTCCCCTGTTCTGACAACAAGCTTAATAATGTTGTTTTCAGCGGCAATGGAAAGAATCTCAGCTTCATCCAAATTAGTTCTTTCATCATTAGAAGTTGGAAGTATTCTTTCAGAATATTGCCAAACGTTGCATTCCATTGTTTTTTCTGTCGTTACATCCAGAAGAATGAATCGTTGCGTTGTTGGCATTGCTTGCATCAGGTCTTTCAGTTTCATATGCTCATTCCTCCGGTTTATGGATTATTTCGTCAATGTTGTTGACAATACTCAGCATCGTCATCCACGCCTTGTCTTCTGATTTACCATGTCTAAGCAGGAAATCATACACCCCAGCAACTACAGCAGAGAATGCCATAAGCATTTCTATCTCTGATGCCGTCTTTTCCAGATGCACTTCATAATTCTTGTTTTTTGGATTCTGAAGTGCAATAATCTTAGGAGCAACACTTTTAAAGTCCATTGGTTTCACCTTCTTTCAATCCTTTTCCGCTTCTTTCCTTTGCAATCTCACGCTCGATAGACAGATAGACTTCCAGTTCCATTTTTAATTGAGATGCTCTGTGAGAAGTTGTCCTGTTTTCCAAAATGACCTTGCATAATTCCTTGATATTGGTATCAGCTCCAGTCTTCATCAGTTCCAGTTCATCAAGCCTTGTCATGGTTTCACCTCCTGCTTTGGAGAGTTTTACATTTCAGACATCGGCGGCAGTCTGGCACGTTTCATTTTATCATCCCCCTACAACTTCAGAACTGTCATTCTGTCTGATTTACTGATTACTTTCTTTTATCTCTGCTCCATTGGCTAATGCCATTCCAGTTGCCATCCAAATCACCTTTTTGGCATCTTCTTCAGAAATTTTGCCAAGAGCCTGAATAAAACTAACCAAATCAGTAGGAGAAATGCCGTATTCTCTGCAAGCTTGCTCAATAATCAGTACTTTTTCTTTTTCCATCTCATTCACCACCTTTTGTAGCGTATTTTTTGTAAAATTTTCCTTGTATAATTCTATCATAGCACACTTTGTATTAAAAGTCAATGATAAAAGCTACTCTTTGTAGCCTTGCACAAAAATAAATGTATTAATTTGTTCAAAATAAACAATGTTTTAAAAATGCTTATTTTTTTCAAAGCTACTTATTGACAAAAGCTACAAGGTGTAGTATAATGTTAAATATAGAAAGGAGGGATTAAAATGCCAAAGGTTAATAAACCTAAAGATACAGCTATTCAAGAACAACTTGCTGAAAAATTACAACTCCTTAGAAAGCAAAAAGACGTTAGTCAGCTTGAAGTTGCTAATTATATTGGTTTAACAGTTGGAGCGTATCAAAATTACGAAAACGGCAGACGTGAAGCCAATTATGAAACTTTAACTAAACTTGCAAAATTTTTCGGTGTTACTACAGATTATCTTCTCGGACTTGAGGAAAAGAAAGACACAATTGAAACAATCGCTAAGATGTTCAAGTTAAGCAATACTTCTAAAGCACTTCTTGCCGCTTGCTTATACATGGATGAAAACGACAGAGCAAGTCTTTTTGAAGCTGTGCAGAAACTTACAGATGCTCCCGACAAAAGCCAATAAAAAGAAAAATCCGTCTGGTGTAGCCAGCACCAGACGGACTTTGGAGAAATTTTGCTTTATTATCATATTTATTATAGCATACTTTCTCCGAAATTGCAAGAGGTAAAAGGAGGAAATTTTACTTATGGACTACGAATCATACGACCTGTCGGAACTGTACCGACATCTTCCGGAGTATGTGAATGACATCACAGAAAAACGGAAATCCAAGAAATATAACTGTCCTCTCTGCAATAGTGGAAAGCGAGAAAACGGCACACCGGCGTTTAATTTATATGATGACGGTCTGAAATGCCATTGCCACTCATGCGGATTTGATGGAAATATCATAGGCTTATATCTCGCTGCTAACAATATGTCGGATACTAAAGAAAATGTTGCTGTTGCTATTAGAGCATTAGGAAAAATGTATAGTCCGACATCTTCAGGACAGCAGAAAACATCAAAAGCAAAGAAAAACCGCACCAAAACGGGAGAGCGTAAACACATCTACAAGAACGCAGACGGCAGTATCTTTGGAAAGAAAACCATAGTCAGCTACTCAGATGGAACTAAAGAGCCGTATTGGTCTCTGTTCGACCCGAAAACAGGAAACTATATCAATGGTTTGAACGGTCAGAAAGCTCCTCTCTACAATGCGGATGTACTGCATAATAATCCGGACGAGCCTGTATATATCACGGAAGGCGAAAAGGATGCCGAAACAATCGCAAGATTTGAGGGCATTGCAACCACCATTCCCAACGGAGCAGGATTTTCCCAATGGATTCCGCTGTACAGTCAGGATTTACAGGGGCGTAACATCATCATTCTAACTGATAACGATGAACCCGGCAGAAAGTACGGAGATAAGGTTGCAAGAAATATTCTGAGTATTGCTAAATCAGTCAAGGTAATTCCTGCAACAGCCATCTGGAACGATTGCCCCGAAAAAGGCGATATCAGCGACATTGTGCAGGCACTCGGTGATGATGAGACAATCGAACGCTTGACTTCTGCAATTGAGAAAACAAATCTTTATGTTCTTGCTCCAGAACAAACAATTGCAAACAGACCACCAGAACTGAAATATACTGTAAAACGACTCTCAGATGTGCATCCAAAGCCATTGAAATTTATCTGGTATCCTTATATCCCCATAGGCGAAATCACAATCATGTTTGCTGCCGGAGGAACTGGCAAGAGCTTTCTGACATGCGGAATTGCTGCTGATATGACAGCCGGACGGAGTTTACCAAATCCATGCGAATCACCTGTAACTGTTTCAAAACAAAATGTGTTGATTATTTCCGCAGAAGATGATGAAAATGTCCTGTATCAGCGTTTACTTGTCGCTGGAGCAGACACTAGTAGATGTTTTATCATTGCTCCGCCTTCCAAGCAAAAAGAACTTGAAAATTATCAGCAGTTTGAACTTCCTTGTGATGCACATGACAAAGACAGAATCTCTGCCCTGAAAACAGCAATCAAAGACCACGATGCAAAACTTGTCATTATAGACCCGTGGGCGGCATATGTTGGCAAAGATACAGATATGAACCGTGCAAACAGTGTTCGTGCAGTTACTGCTGAATTGACTGTAATTGCTAAGGAAATGGAATGCGCCTTTCTAATTGTCGCCCATGTCAACAAAAAAGCACAGGCAGACAATGCTAATGACGCAGTTGCTGGAAGTGCAGACCTTGTTAATGGCGCACGTTCTGCATTAGCTGTTCGCACATTTGGTGATACAGATGGTCGAGTGATGGTTCATACTAAGTGCAACTATGAAGCTCTTGGAAAATCTGTCTGCTATCAGATTGTCAATCAGGGTAAAGGCTATGTCGGCAGATTCAAGTGGGACGGCTTTTGTGACCTCACCAAAGAAGACCTTGAAGAAGCTGCCCGTACTGGAAAGAAACTGAAAGATATTGCTGATGATAAGAGCGACGAAGCAGAAAATAAGAAAATTGCAGTTGACATCATTACTCAGCTTGCAGTCTCTGGAAAAAGAATCAATGTTACTTACAAGCGATTTCGGGAACTGATTATTCAAGATTGTGGTGACAATTTCCTCCCACAAAAACCAACAAAATTTATGAACTCACTGCTTTCTGAACTGCGTACAAAAGGAATTACTTTAGAAAATATAAATTGTAAGAAAATCAGAGATGACCTTCCAGATGGAACAAGAGGAACAAACCCACTTGCCGGATTTACAATTTGCCGTCTGACAGATGGTCACTTAATGGCTTCTGCAATGCCCAATTAATCAAAAATAAGTCGCTGAGTTTTCAGCGGCTTTTATTTTTGTGCCGTTTTTTATAAAGTCTATGAAGTATAAACGGCACAAACGGCACAAACGGCACAAACGGCACAAACGGCACAAATAGCATAAACAAGATTATACTAATTGCAAAGGTTAGTGCAAAATGTGCCGTTCAAATTTTTTTATTATTTTTGCCTATTTTTAGCCGTTTTATATACTTTTAGTATAAGGTCATTTACCTTATTTTTGTGCCGTTTTATTCTCGCAACGGCACAAAAACGGCACAGTGGCTATAAATCGGCATTTTTAGCAATTTTGGAAATTCAAAACAAAGTCAAAAACTTAAAAAAAAGGCTATATATCGTTCTTGTGCTGTTTTTGTGCTGTTCGCAAAATGAAAAAAGCCTATTCTATGAGTTTTGTGCCGTTTGTGCCGTTTGTGCCGTTTATACTGTCAATTTGTATTTTTCAATTGTCACTTTGTTGTTTTTCAAACTAGCACACCCTCAAGGTGTCTCTATGTGTCCTCTGAAAAGTATGTCAAGTAAGTTTAATCTTGTGTCTTGACATATTTCATGAAATATGCTACACTTAGTTAAGAGGATTTTGAGAGGAGATGCCAACAATGGAAGATAAAAGAAAGACATACATTGGCTACGTCAGAGTATCGAGCGTTGACCAGAACGAAGCCCGACAGTTGAAGGCTCTGGAAGAATTCGGACAGCCAATACATAAAATCTTTATGGATAAGTGCAGCGGCAAGGATACCAATCGTCCAGAGTTTCAGAAGATGATGGAGTATGTCCGTGATGGAGACGTTGTTGTTGTCTGCGAATACTCAAGACTTGCCCGGAGCAGTACTGACCTGTTGCGAACAGTCAAGGAACTACA